GGGGTAGCCCTCCACGGGGCTCCAGCCGCGCTCAGCGCGCCACCACAGCACCAGCAGCTCCAGCGGGTCTATGTCAGCTGAACTTCGACCCATCCACCCACCTCGCCAGATTTGGTGATCTGCAGCGACCACTTCGAGTCGTCCACTTTCCATACGTCGGCCAGTCCGTCTAGGCCGGCCTTGATGGAGGCCAGCAGGTTGTCAAGATCGCGGTGCCGCCGGTCTGGTGGCACGAACGTGATGTGCAGGCTCAAGACCTCAACCGGCAGCCGCTTGGCGCCCTGGCGCTTGGCTTCCCAGGCCCAGGACTCCCGCAGTTGCGCCTTGGCGCGGTACTTCTCGGCCCAGTGCCCGCGGAAGTTGGGGCTGAGCGCCGGCATCACCGGCCAGGGCAGTTTCAGCACCTCGCTCACTCGCACCCCTTGCACACGTACTGCTTCACGCCCTGCACGCGCTTGAGCTTGCGGCCCAGCGTGATGCGCGACTGGCGGCAGGCGGCGCAAATGAAGTTGCTGTGCAGGCCGATGCCGCGCTCGCGGGCGTACTGGTGGCCTACTCGCTGGCTCGTGTCACTGCTGCTCGGTGTTGTGCCCACAGGTTCCTCATCGTGGTTTTGAGTTGTTCGACGTGCGCCTTGCCGCGGCGCTTTTCCAGGCCCTGCAGCCAAGCCCGGCGCTCGTCCAAGCTGCCCAGCTTGAGGATCCAGCGCGCTTCGCATTCATGCCGCCAGGCCTCGCTGTAGCTGCTGACCTCGGTGCCGTCATGCAACTCGGGCACAGCGCTCGGCGTAGTGCCAGATGGACGAGACCTGCTCGATGCTCACCGGCGCCACGCGCGGCGGGGTCTTGGGCTCGGCAAAGGGCTTGTCCGAGAGCCACCGGGCGCGGGCAGCACGCCCAACAGACCGGGCCAGGCCGGCACGAGCAATGAACATCAAGTGCACCGTCATCGTGGCTGGGGCGCACTCAAAGCGCTCGGCCAACTGAGCGTTGCTCACCGGCTGGTGGGCGCGGATGTACTCCAAGATCGCCTGCTGGCGGGCGGTGAGCTTGTCGGTCATGCGGCCAGCCGGTAGGGTTCGACCGCGCTCATGCGGTCATCGCAAAAGCGCAGCGAGGCGGCGTCCCACCACAGCGCCACCGCGCCCTCCCACTCGCCATTGCGCTGCTTTTCCACCGCCACGCGGGCGTCGGGCTTGGCCAGGGCCACGGCGTCGCTCGGGTCTTTCTGCAGCGCCAGGTGCTTGTCCTTGTTCGCCCAGACCGTGACCACGTTGTGCGCCTGGTCGCTGATGGCCGCCGAGCCGCGCAGGTCGTACTTGCTGGGCGGGGTGCCCTCGCCGCTTTGCGGCTTGCGGCAGTGCGTGACGAGGTGGACGTGCAGCCCGGTCTCCTGGGCCACGCGCACCAGGTCGGTGACGAACTGCTTCTGTTCGTCCATGCTCTCCTCGGAGCCGCAGACCATCATCATGGAGTCCACGAAAACCTGCTGGCCCTTCAACTCCTCGGCGAAGTAGCGCAGCACCGCCAGGCACACCTCGGTGTTGATGCGGCCCACGTGGTCGAACATCCACAGCCGGCCGTCCGTCCAGCGGCTGAAGGCCTGCAGCGACACGCCCGCGGGCTTGTGCAGCCCCAGCGCCTGGCGGGCCATGCGGGCCAAGGAGCGGGCGGGCGCCATCTCGAACGACATCAGCAGCGTGCGGTAGCCCGAGGTCATCAGGTCCAGCGCCACCTGCCCGGTGAACATGCTCTTGCGGTGGCCGTTGTAGCCGGCCCAGGCCGTCAGCTCGGCAGGGCGGAACTCGATGCGCCCGCGCAGCTTGGTGGAGAACATCTCCGGGGGCTTGTGCTTGGGGTCACGCGGGGTGAACTCAGCCAGCAGCTCGTCGGTGAAGACGCTGGCGGCCTTGACCTTGACGCGGGCCTCGGTGGCCTTGGCGTAGCTCGCCCAGTCGATGGTGTCGGGGATCAGTTGCATGGGACTCCGTGGCGGAAAACCTCAACCCAAGGCGCCCCAGAGGAGCGCTTCCATTCGCCGCCCAGCACCCGGCTTGCACCCGCGGTGACGGCGGCCATGCACAGGGCGCGCACCGTGCGCTGGTGGCCGTCCTCTTGCTCGGCCGCCACGATGACGTCCAGGCCCACCAAGGCCCGCAGGTCCAGCCGGTCAATGGGCTCGTCAGGGGCCACCACGATCTCCAGAGCGTCCCCGGCTTGGCAAGGTGCCACCTGGGCCACGTGGATGGCCACGGCGGCGGGCCTGACGCCTTTGCTCCGCAAGGCCACCAAGGTGTCGAGTCCCCTCATACCGCCCCCGCGAAAGCGTCATCGGTCTGGCTGCCCTCGTCCTCCCAGCGCCGGCCGTTAAGCCAGGTGCTGGGGTGAGGGATGAACTGGCCGTCGTCGCGCCGCCACTGGGCGCTCTGGCGCTGCAGGGCCAAGGCGGCCAGCATGCGCAGCAGCAGCGGCTCGTCAGGGCGCAGCCGGGCAAAGGCCTTGGCGGCCTGCGGCTTGGCGGTCTTGCGGGGGTAGGCCTGCCAGAAGCGGTCGAAGCCGGGTGGGAACTCGTGGACCTTGGGCCTGGGGGGAGGGGGTGGATCCTCGGTCGCCCCGACCCCGGTAGGGGGTAGGGGGTTATTACTTCCCTTCCCTTCCCTTCCTCCCTGCGCGTCCTCTACGCGTGGTGACGCGTCGGTCACGCGTGGGGCACGCGTGCGTTTTGGTGCTGTATTCGGGTCCGGTAAAACGCTGGCCGACTCTCGGGGGTTGATGTGCTGGTGCTTGCCGAAGCTGGGGATGTAGGCAAGGGTTGCTCCCTCGTACAGCATGACCAAGCGCGCGTTCAGCAGCTCATCTGCAAGCGCCTCGATGTCGCAGTTGTCGCCCGGCAGATAGCGCAGCTTGAAGGTTTTTGGCTTCCAAGCAAAACGCCCTTCCTTGTCGGCCTCGCACCACAGTGCGATGTAAAACAAGCGCGCCAGCGGAGACAGTAAAACGATGTCCTCTGAAGTAAAAAAATCGGGTTTTATCGTGCGAATTCGTGCCATGTCAGGCCGCCCTCCACTCGCGTTCTGGCCGGCCTGCGGTGCTGAGCACGGTCTTGCCGGTGGGTTGAATGAGGCCGGCGCGCTGCAGCTCGGCGGTGCGGCGGGCCACGGCCACGCCCGTCAGGCCGGTGCGGGCGGCGATGCCGTCCTTTCCCAGCGGGCCAAAGCGCTTGAGACAGGCCACGAGCACGCGGTGGTGCTGCGCCTGCAGCTCCTTGGCGCTGGCGGCGGCCTGGTGGCTGGTCACCGGGTCGCGGCGCCGGGCCTGCGGCAGGTCAAACAGCGGGAGCTGCTGGACGGGTTGCGTTTGCGCAACGGCGTTGCTTGGCATCACTCGGTGCCTCTTCCGTCGCTGCCCGGGCCTGGAGGATTGCCGCCGACCATTCGCAGGAGCAAAGTCGCTCTATGGATTTGACGATCTGCCTCGGACTCCAAGACCTTGATCACCCAGTCGATGCGGGTGGTGCCCTCCACCATCGACATGGCGTCAATCTTCGCCAGCAGGCTGCGCGTGACCATCCCACGCAGCTCTGCCTCCCGTTGTTCAGACATGGCGTGTCCAAAAAAGAGCCCCCGGCAACGCTGCCGAGGGCCAAGAGCGCAGCGCGCTCAGGGGGGAAACCTGGGGAGTCATCAGGCCGCTTCTTGCAGAGGCTCGGTGCGGCGCTTGGCGCGGGTCCGCCCGTACTTCAGTTCAAGCAAACGCAGCCATCCTTTGGGGACACCGCGCACATGCCAGTTACTGATGACGTTGGGGTTCGTGCCGATGGCGCGCGCCAGCTTGCTGACGCCGCCCTCGGCGGTGATTGCGGTCTGAAGAATCTCCATGCGGGAGACTCTATCACAACTGTGGTAGCAAGCAACAACAAGTGTGTCGCTAGCCTCAAGGCTGTGGAAACCGTCTCGCAGCGACTGAAGCACGCGCGCACCCAGCGTCAATGGACGCAGGCGCACCTGGCCATTGCCGCAGGGTTGACCACGGGCGCGGTCGGCAACATCGAAGCCGGCATGCGCCAGGCCAAAGGCAGCCTGCCAGCGTTGGCCGAAGCGCTGGGCGTGTCCTACGCTTGGCTGGCGAACGGCACGGGCGAGATGTTGATGGCCAAGCCAGTGCTGTTACCCAGCGGCCTGACGCCTGGGGCGCTTGAGCTGGGCCAGCTCTACGACATGATCCCAGCCGAGCAGCGCATCAAGCGCGCTCAGGCCTTCGCCGCCGCCTCTGCTGCGATTCTGGCTGTGCTCGAAGCGTCTGCCAGCGCGCCATCAGGGCCGGGTCGGAAAACACCAGCACCTTGATCCCAAAGTTTGCGGCGCGCCGTGCGGCGGCGGCCGCTTGCGCGTAGTTGGCGGGACTTACCAGCTCAGCAACGCTCTCTCTCTCTCTCTCTCTCTCTCTCTCTCTCTCTCTCTCTCTCTCTCTCTCTCTCTCTCTCTCTTGCAATAACCGGGCCACGATTTCCCCCTGTGGTTACCTTTTTTTGAGTGTCATCAACTATTGAAATCAATGTCCAGCGTGTAAACGCCTAACGAGGGAAAACACCTACAAAAAAATTTGGCCGCGCGTACCACATTCGTTGTTTGTCTTACCCACAGTTGTGATAGAGTTCCCTCCATGCGCTGCACGGTTGCAGCCAGGAGAGACAGATGGACGCCTTCAGATCCGCCCAGTCAATCTGGGACCACATGGCCCCGCCGGAGCACGACGACGAGCCGACGCAGTCGGAATTGTCTGAGGCCACGGACGAATTTCTGATCGACACCTGGGCCACCAGCGACTGGCTCAACCAGAACCTCAAGCAGCCCGAGCTCAGCACCACCGACATCCGCGAGTGGGCCTGGGCGCACACACCCGATCAGATTGACGTCTTCGACGCCACGCTCGACCAGTTGTGGGCGCTGATGATGAGCGGCACCCAGCACCAGTGCTTGGCTGCGCGCGACGAACTGCGCGACCGCATGACCAAAGCTTGCCGCGACCAGATCGAGGCCCGCGTGCCCACCATCCGCGCCAGCAATGTGCAGGCCGCCCGCGAGTACGCCGCCGAACTCGCAGCGGAGGCCGCATGAGCTTCCTGCGCCTGCACGCCGACGAGGCCCGCATCTGCGCCAGTGGCCCGCACCTGGGCCGCCAGCGCAGCGTTGAGCTCGAGCTTGACATGACCGAGGCGCAGTGGATGGACGCCCTGTCGTTCATGCTCAGCCAGACCAGCGACGACAAGCTGCTCAACCTGCTGCGCGCCGAGTACCCCGACCTGCTGGAGGCCGCATGAACACCACCACGCGCAAGTTCCCGAGGACGCTGCAGGAAGCGTTCCCGCAAGACCGGCAGTGGGCGTATTCGTTGGAGCGCACCAGCCGGCGCATGGACGCCGTGGGCAGCGTGCTGCTGGCCTGCGCCATCGGACTGGGCCTGGCCCTGGCGCTGGTGCACTGGTGGAGCGCGTGATGGCAGTCAACATCAAGCCAGAAGGCTGGGAGTGCCACGGCCCTTGCAGGCAAGGCCGAGATGCCTGCCCCACGCCCACCGCCTGCGAACGTCCAGAGGACGACGAGGGCACCTTGCGCCTGCTGGGCCAGGCGTTCCTTGCCGTGATCCTTGCCGCGCTGGTGGTCGTTTGCCTGGGGGTGCTGCTGTGACAAGGCTGCAGGAATTCCTCGGCGTCTATCGCCTGTACCGACTCGGCGGCAACACCCGACGCTATTCGCTGCGCATCGCCTACGGCTGCGCGTTCAAGAACCTGCCTTTTTGAGGAGACCACGATGAGCAACAAAGCCCTGTGGCAGCGCGCCTATGTCACCGACCCGCGCGCCGTCAAGGAGATCACCGGCAAGCAGTACCGGGGCAACAGTCCCAAGCCGTACTGGATCGTCGAGCGCCTGACCGACGAGTTCGGACCCTGCGGCATCGGCTGGGGCTTCACCATCTTGAACGAGCGCTTTGAGCGCTTCAGCGAGACCGACAGCTTGCACGTTGCATCGGTGCGCTTCTGGTACGTGCTGGACGGCGTGCGCGGCGAGCTGGAACAGATCGGCCAGACCAAGGCCAGCTACACCACCAGCAAGGGCAGCTTCATGCTGGACGAGGACGCGCCCAAGAAGAGCGTGACTGACGCGCTGGTCAAGTGCGCCAGCTACCTGGGCTTTGCCGGTGACATCTTCAGCGGCCGCTGGGACGACAGCAAGTACGTGGCCGAAGCCGCCAAGGAGTGGCGCAAGCGTGATGACGACGCCAAGGGCAACAAAGCCGAGGTCAAGCCCATCAACGCGGGCGTGATCAGCGCCACCGACGGCGCCGCTGACGCCCTGCAGGAGCAGGAGCGCAACGAGATGACCGAGGTGGCGTTGCACATGATCGATTGCCACCGCAACGAGCGCGACCTGGATGCCATCCGCATCTGGTACGACCCCGCCACCTTTGAGAGCAACGAGCAGCGCGTGTTTGTGTGGTCGCTGCTTAAGACCGAATCCAAGCTCCGTGCCTTGATCAAGGCCAATCAACCAGAGAAAGAAGCAGCATGAAGATCACCACCAAGTGGTTTGGCGACCAGTTCAACGTCGGCCTGGCCAACGGCGACAGGCCCGAGTTCCTGTCCATCAAGGGCTGCCGCATCAAGAGCGGCGAGAAGGGTGAGTTCATCTCCTGGCCCGCCCAGAAGAAGGACGACGGCACCTACTGGCGCCACGCTTGGGGCTCAGATGAGTTCCAGGCCGCCGTGATCCGCGAGGCCAAGAAGAGCCAGCCGCAGGACACCAAGCCGGCGCGGCAGAAGGATGAGGCGTGGCAGGCCCGCGCCCCGGCCCGCCAAGCCGCGCCCGAGGATGAGGACGTCCCCTTCTGAGGTGCACCATGAACATCACGCTGTACCACGCCGCTGAGCTGGCCAAGCTGGAGCGCTTCGTCGACCCAGACACGGGCGAGATCAACACCGAGGGCTTTGAGCAAGCGGTGACCGTGCTGGCCGACAAGCAACGGGCCGTGGTGGCCTATTGCAAGAACCAGGAGGCGCTCACCGCCATGCTCAAGGCTGCCGAGGCTGACCTGGCGGCCAAGCGCAAGAGCGCCGAGAACCGCATCGCCAGCCTGAAGGCGTACCTCATGGTCAACATGCGGGCCAGCGGCACCGAGGAGATCAAGGCCGCCGACGGCACCTTCAGCGCCAAGCTGTACCCCGACCGCGATGAGTCCGTGGTGCTCGAGGAAGGCGCTCAGTTCCCTGCCGAGCTGTGCGCCAAGCCCAAGCCACCGGAGCCGTCCAAAACGCTGATCAAGGAGGCCATCCTGCGCGGAGAGCCTGTCGAAGGCGCCCACATCGTGCGCAGAGACCGCCTACAGATCAAGTAGCCATGCACAACCGCATCAACCCGCGCGAGCGCGCCCACCTGGCGCGCGTGAAAGCCTTGGCGTGCAGCGTGTGCCAGGCCCCGCCACCGAGCGAGGCGCACCACATCAAGCAGGGCCTGCAGTTCACGGCCGTCGCTTTGTGCGAGAGCTGCCACCGCGGCCCCGTGATGGGCTGGCACGGCCAGAAGCGGGCCTGGGCGGTGCGCAAGCTGGATGAGCTCGACGCGCTGAACGAAACCATCAAGGCACTGGCATGACCCACAGCATCACCCTCGACAACCCCCAGGCCGCCCACGTCACGCTGCAGCGCCTGTGGGGCTGGCTCAAGCCCCGCTTGCTGCAGGGCCAGCGCATCACGCTGAGCGTGGAAGAAGAGCGGCGCAACAACAGCCAGAACGCGCTGCTGCACGCCACCCTGGCCGACATCGCCAGCCGGCGCGAGTGGGCCGGCAGGAAGTGGGAGGCCGAGGTCTGGAAGCGCCTGCTCACGGCCGCGTGGATGCGCACCCGCGGCGAGCAGCTGGTGGTGGTGCCCGCCCTGGACGGCCACGGCGTGGACGTGGTGTTTCAGCGCACCAGCCGGCTGAGCAAGGCCGAGATGGCGGAGCTGATTGATTTCATCCAGGCCTGGGAGGCGCAGCAATGACCGAAACCCTGACCTGGACCCCCGCCGCCACCAAGCCCGACGCGGACATCAGCGTGCTGTGCTGGCGCGACACCCGGGAGTGGTTCAGCGGCTGGTGGGACGACGAAGCCGGCGCGTGGTTTGACGCAGCCACGGGCGGGATCGTCGAAGGCGTGACGCACTGGGCAGAGGTACGGGGGCCGCAATGAACCCCTACCGCGCCCAAGACCTTGCCCGCTGCGCCGGCAACCCCTGGGTGGTCGAGGATCAAAGGTGCCCGTCGCGGGTGGAGGTGAAGCAATGAGTGACCTGAGAGACGCTGCGCGTCAGGCGCTGGAGGCGTTGGAGGAACTCAACGGCTGGCAGTCGTTCGCGCCGCCCGTGGCATCCCAAGCCGGAAGACAGGCCGCGATTATCCTCCGCGCCGCGCTGGAGCAGCCGGAGCAGGAGCCGGTGGCGTGGATTCAGAGCAACCATCTCCAGCTAGCGCAGCGAGGCCCCTTCTCCTGCCGCGTGGAACCGACGCAACGACATCCCGACTTTGTGCCCCTCTACACCCACCCACCCCGCCGCAAGCCCCTGAGTGACGAGGAGCTTGATCGCCTATGGCGTGAGCCAATGAGCGCAGATTGGGAGCACCGGGAATACGGACGCGCCATCGAGGCCGCGCTGAAGGAGCGTAACGCATGAACATCACCACACTTGAGTCGCAGATCGCCGAGCTGCAGCGCCAGGCCGAGGCGCTGCGCACCACCACGGACGACCCGCGGCTGCCCGCCGCCTGGCGCAAGCTGGTCAAGGGCCAGGGCTGGTATCGGTATTTGGAGCTGCCGCCCGCTCAGCACGAGCTGGCCCTCATCGACGGCTGGGAGCCCCTGCACCTGCGCCAGCACCGCATGGACGACCACCAAGCCCGCGCCCTGGCCCGCGACCACAAGGGCGTGGCGCTGGTGCGGGCCACCGAACAACACCACGGGATCCACTGACATGAGCCTGATGACGCAAGCCTGGCTGCTGGACAAGTACGGCCCGCGGCTGAACGTAGACGACCTGGCCGAGGTGATGGGCATGGCCCGCGCGACGATCAACAACGAGATCAGCGACAGCAGCTTTCCCGTGCCGACGTACCGCGCCCACGGCAAGCGCTGGGCGGACTACCGGGATGTGGATGCGTATCTGGACCGCTGCCGCGAGGCGGTGGCTTCGGCCTAGCGGTGCAGATCCTCGGGCTTGAGCTGCGTGTAGCGCTTGAGCATGTTCCAGCTCTTGTGCCCCGTGACCAGCGCCACCTGCTGCACCTCGTAGCCCGCCTCGAACAGGCGTGATGTGCCCTCATGCCGCAAATCGTGAAAGTGCAGGTCCGGGATGCTCAGCGCCCGGCAGGCCCACAGGAAGTACTTGCTGAGCGTCTGCTCATGCGCGGGGAAGATCAGCTCCCCCTTGGCCTGGCGCTGCACGATGGCCCAGGCGTCACCCAGCAGGGGAATCCACTCGTTGTTGCCCACCTTGCGCCGCGGGTGCTTGCGGTCGCGCACCAGCACCAGCTTCTTGGCCGCGTCCACATCGGCCCAGCGCAGCCGGGTGATCTCGCCGCGGCGCATGGCCGTCAACACCGCAAACCGCACCACATCGGCGTACATCTGGCCGTGCTCGCGCTCCAGGTACTCCACCAGGCGCTGCAGCTCGTCCTCGGTCGGCCGGCGCTCCCGTCGCCCGCCGCCTCCAATCAGCCCCAAATGCGTGAGCAGTGGGCGCGCCTGGCCCACCACATCGGGTAGCTGCACCTTGGCCGCCAGCGCGGCGTAGCGCAGCACCGTTCCGAGCTTGCCGATGTCCATGTTGCAGGTGTAGGGCCCGGCGCCGTCGTCGTGGCGCGCAGCGCAGTAGCCCCGCAGATCCTCGGGCGTCAGGCGCTGGGCGTCCCTCGTGCCCAGGTGGTGCTCGAGGTGGCGCAGCGTGTAGTGCTCGGTGGACGAGTCACTGATGGGCCGGGCGCGCTCGCGCAGCTTGCGGTACGTGGCGATCAGGTCGGCCACCGTCACGCCCTTGGAGCGCACCGGCTGCGCGTGCAGCCCGCGGTCGATGTCCACCTCCATCTGCCGCGCCCAGCGCTCGGCCTCAGCCTTGGCCGCAAACGTGCGCGTGTAGACTGGATGGCCCTTGCGCCGCACCTGGGCGCGCCACTTGTCTTTGACCTGCAGAATGCTTGCCACCCGACCCCCCCACTGCTACCGTAGCACTCGGTAGCACCGAGGCTCTGAAATGAGGTGATTGTGGGGTCTGTCGTGGTGAAGGTTCTAGAGGGAAAGCACGGTAGAATTGAGGAGCCGCCCGCCGTAGTTCAATGGGTGGAATTGCCAAGAAGACGCCTGCTCCGTAGCACTTTTTGGTAGCACTCAGGGAGATCTAAATGAACACACCAGGCAGCGCGAAAAGCGCCGTTGAAGAGGTTCTCGCCATCTTGCGCGGCCTGCTAGAGCAAGCCTATGAGGTAGAGGCCGACATGGGGGCCATGCCAGGAGCCGACGAGGCGCTGACGCAGGCCATTGTCGAAACCGAGGGTGTGCTCACTCGTCTGACAGCAACCCCGCCCCAAGCGCAGTAGCGCCGCCGGCTGCGGCCAGCGCCGCCAGCAGCTCAGGGGCCGCTAGGCCCGCGTGGCCTTGCCGCCGGATGATCATGTCGCGCGCGGTGGCTGGCGACACCCCCATGCGCTCGGCGGCCTTGGCAATCTGCTGCGCCAGCAGCTCCAGCTTGGGCGCGCCAATTGGCGAGGTCACGCCCGTTGCGTTGGCGCCAGCGCCCCACACCACCGCTTGAGCGGGAACAGACTGCAGCCCCATGGGCGAGGCGATCTTGTCCTGCCACCACGGGGTGAGCGAGTTCATCTCTGCGACTGATGCGCTGGCCCCAGGGATCACCTCCACGCCCTTGCTGGTCTTGCGGCCGCGCACGTCTGGCAAGCCGACCAGCCGAGACCAGTGCGCGTCACCCACCGGATACGCCGTTTGGAAGCCCGTTTCTGGCACGCCCGATGCGGCGATGTAGCTCGGCACCTTGGCTGAACCCATGTCCACCACGCCGCCGCTGAGGTACTTCTCCATCGGCACCGCCTGCGCCGTGCTGTGATACGCATGGCCCATCACGCCACGCATGTCGTTGGGGAAGCGCGCTCCTCGCTTTGCCTCCGCGACACCACCGAATTTCTTGAAGTCGTCGAAGCGACCCTGAGCATCCAACCAGTTGGCCGCGGTGCCCCGATTCAGCTCTGTCAGCACCTCCGAGCCCGGGCTGGCCATCCCCGTCAAGGTGTTGAAGCGGTTGTACTCGGCCACGGCGTTGGGGCCGTAGATCTCTTCAAAACGCTTGAACAACGGGTCCATGGTGTACCAGGACGCCATGCCCTTGTAGAGGTCGGGGCGCTTTTCTGCCTCGCCAATGATGTCCTGCAGGCGCTGGGTGTTGCGCGGGTTCATGACTTGGCTGGCATGGCGCGCACCCTTGGCGCCCTCCGGCACCTTGTACGGGGCGTCGGTGATGTTGCCCTCGCGCTTGCCCTGCTGCGCAATGGCAAACAGGTCGTCGCGGGTGACGCCAAACAACTCCTTCATGATGGGGTCTTCTGGTGCCACCTTGGCCCGGCTGACCAGCTCGCGCGGGTTGTCGTAGATGCCCGGGAAGCTGACGCGCTCGGGGTCCACTACGGTGGCAATGCGTTTGGGTGCTTTGCTGACCCCAGCGTACCGGCCGGCAGCCGCCGCAGGTTTGCCCACCGGGGCACCCGCAAGAGCCAGCGCCCCCAGGCCCATGCCCAGCAGACCACCGCCCACATCGCCGCCCGCCGCTCGAGCAGCGCCCTGGCCAGCCTGCAAGCCGCCTTCCTGGGCGCCAAACGCCAAGCCCGCCGGCGTGACGTCCAGCAGGCCCATGCCGCCCACTGCGCCCTGGCCTCCACCTGTCACCTTCTGGGCCATCTTCATGGCGTCGTAGGCGCTCATGCCAAACCTGGACATGAGCATGTCCTGCAGCCCGCTGGCGGCGCGCTCGCGCCAGGTGGGTTCGTATGCCTTCAGTTGATCCATCACCCCTCCAACAACGCCGCCTCAGCGGCTCGACGTTTGACCAATCCCGGCAGCACCCGGCCGCCCCCGCGCACCCACAGGGCGAGCTGCTCCTTGGCGCCGGCCCAGTCCCGGGCGTCGATGCGCTTGCGCAGCGTGCTGCCGCGGTAGCGCCCCACGCCCAGGTTGTAGGCAAAGTCGGTCATGGCCGCCAGCGCCCGGGGGTGCGCCAGCAGGCTTGGCGACGCCTTCACAACGCCCGGCAGGTAGGTCGCCCGCAGCTCGTGCAGCAGCCACTCCTCGGCGGTCTCTTTGCTGATGGCGGGGTCGTTCATGGAGACCTGGCGGCCATCCGGGCGCCACACCGTGCCGTAGCCTTGCGTGGGGTAGCCGGCCGGGCAGATGTAGGGCTGAAGCCTCAAGCCCTCAAAGGGCCGGCACAGCGCCGCCGCCAGCTCCACAGCCTTATCGACTGCGCTCGTAGACACGGCCGACGAACCAGAAGCTGATGATCATGTTGAACACGGCCAGGTCGTCGCTGCCCCACATGGAGGTCAGCACGTCCTTCCAGTTGCCGCCCTGCTCGATGGCGATCAGGTAGGCCGCCACCTTCACGGCAGCGTATAGCGCCAGGAACAGATAGGTCACCATGGGCCGCACCAGCGCGGAGATGGCGGAGACAAACCAGCCGGCGTTCTTGGCCGTCTCGGACTGCTCCTTGAACGCCTGGGCCATCGTGTCCATCTCGGCCATCGTCATCTGCGCTTCGACCTGCCGCATGGCGATCTCACCGCGCACCTTGGCAAACTCCATCTCCGCCTCGACCATGCGCAGCTCGTGCGCACGCTCGTTCTTCTTGTCAAAGATCTTGAAGACCTCGGGCGCCAGGCGCAGCAGGCCGCCAAATACGCCACCAAGCAGGGTTTCCAGCATGTCCTACTTTCCGAGGAACTTGGAGCCGAACTGCACCAGCGTGAACAGCAGCACCGCAGCTGCCCACACGCCGATGCCGCGGTTGATCCACTGGTCCACCTTGCGGTCGGTCTTGTGGATGGCGGTGTCGTGCACGGCAATGGAGGCTTCGCACTTACCGATGCGTTCGCCCTGGGAAGATTGGCGCTCCTCAATCAGAATCAGACGTTGGATGGCGTCGGTCAGCTTGTCCACTTTGGACTCAAGGCGGCGGAAGTCGTCGTCGGTCATGGCGTGAAAAAGCCCGCGGCAAGCGGGCTTGGAGGGGGTGAAGGGGAAGGGTCAGAAACCGAGCAGGCCCGGCAGGCTGATGCCGTAGCTGGCGGCTTGGCGGCGGCGGCTTTCCTCCACCTGGCGCATGGTGTCTTCCAGGTCCAGCAGGCCCTGGCGGTTGCGGCTGAGCAGGATCTGGCCCATCTGGTCGCGCACCGGCTCGGGCAGCTTGACGCGGTTCCACAAGTTGGCGCCGCTTTGCAACACACCCGGCACGTTCATGGCCGAGGCGTTGCCCACCATCTGGCCTGCGGCCTGGATAGCAGGCATGTCCAGATCTCCAGCGCCGTACATCCGCGCGGCCGTCTGCGAGCCGCGGCCCACCGTCTCCAACTGCTTGAGCTGGCGCTCCTTGGACACGCTGGCGGCAAACTCGCGGTACGCGCGCTCGGTGCCGAAGATGGCCTTCAGCTTCTCCTGCATGCCCTGCTCGCGCCACAGCTCCATCATCTGCGTCTGCCCGGCCCGGGCGCCGAGCTTGGCCCGCAGCGCCTCAAACGCCCCCAGGGCGAAGGCGTCTTTCTCCGAGCGGCTCATGCCGGCCTGCATGGTCTTGATGGTGGCGTCGTCCTTGGTCAGCGCCATTCGGCCAGCCGTGGCTGCGTCCATCAAGGCAGAAGGCCCGGCGAAGGCGTCGCGCGCGGCCTTGTATTGGCCCATCGTTGACTGGTCGAGCTTCTTGATCAGGTCGCGCCGCAGATCGTCATAGGACGCGCCCAGCGGCGTCAGCTTGCCGTCTGGTTTGGTCTCCTTGCTGATCAACTGGTCCATCCCCTTCTTGAGGTTGTCCAGGTCGCGCATGGAATACGGTTGGTTTCCGGTGGTGTCCAGCGTCCAGGGTTGATTTCGGGCGATGGCCATCTTCTGCCCGAACTGCGTGGCCCCTAGTTGCTCGGCGCGGCCAATCATGTTGGTCAGGCCGGCGTTGGGCCGCACGGCCATTTTCGTGACACGCTCGTACAGCGGGGCGGCTGCGGCCTCGCGCTGCGCCATCCAGTCGCCCATCTCGGTGGACATGCGCAGCCCGCCGGTGCCCGATGCGCTCTCGGCCGCGTCGATCATGCGGTCAGCGCGCCCGGCTTGGCGGTTGCGGATGACGGTCTCCACCTCGTCCTTGGTGCGCCCGGGCAGCGTGGCCAGGGTGTCCAAGAGTTGGCGGGTGTTCTGGCCCCCGGTGTCGGCCACGGTGGCCTCGGGGCCCAGGCGGTCCATGCGGGTGGCGGCCTGCTGCACCGGGCGCTGATCTCGGGCGAATGCTTCCGCCACCTTCTGGCGGGCGTACTGCAAGGCCACACCGCTGTCGCCTAGCGCGCTGCCCAAGGCCGAGCCCGCGGCGCCCACACCGCGCACCAGCGGCACACCCATGCCACCCATGGCCAGGCCAAGCCCCGCGCCCTTGCCGGCATCCTGCGCCAAGCCAATGGCGTCTTTGGCTTCAGAGTCGCCCAGCGCGTTGGCCGCGCCCGACACCGCGCCCACTCCACCGGCTGCAAGCATCTGGCCGACCGTCCCCGCGCCGGCCGGCAGCAGCTTGGCCAGCGGCCCGCCCACAGGCAGCGAGGCCATGAACTGGGACGCCCCAGTGCGAAACGGCTGCTCCTTCTGCTGCTGCGCCACCGCGCCGCGCACAAAGTCGCGCGTCTCCTCGTAGTTTTGGCGCAGAGGCTTGTCGTTGAACAGCGACTTGGCCCCACCCACCACGCCGCCGATGATCTCGTCGCCGAAGCCAAACGTCGGGCCCTGCAGTGTGGCCAGGGCGTCTCGTAGTTGCGGGCGGGCTTGCGTGCCGGACTGCAGCGACTGGTTGACCAGCGGCTTGCCTGACACCATGCGCAGCCCGGCGTCAGACACCTTGGCCATGTCGCCCGCGGCAATCGCGCGCAGGTCTTCGTCGCTCAGGGTGCTGAGGTCCATCAGTTCCTCCCTTGCCGGCGCGCCAGCTCAGCGGCGGCGGCGTCCTGCAGGCTCATAGCCGGCGCCTCGTCGCTCATCTGGAACACGTTTTCCGGGTCCAGGTTGTACATGCGTGCGTTGGCCCCAAAGCGCTTCTTCTTGCTGTCGATTCGTTTCTCTGCCACAGCCGCCATGGAGCGCACCAGGGTGTCCATCTCTGTACGTTGCTTGGGGGACAGCTGCTGGCCCGTCATGGCGCGCGTGAACAACTGCTGCACGTAGTCCAAACCGCCCGATGTCTTGACGATGGCCGCGTAGTCCGCCTCGCGCACTGCGCCATCTGGGTCCAAGAACTTTGCGAACTTGTAGATGGCGGCCTGATCCTTGATGGCACCGGGCTGCTTGAGGATGTTGGTCAAGTCCTGGGACACGCTGACGATGCCGCGGTCGGTCTTGACGGCAGCGCCAAAGTCATTGGCCAGCTTGAGCTCCATGTCAAACCGGTCCTTGGGTTTGAGGCCCAGACTGTCGGGCTGCACGGTCACGGTGGTGCCGGGAGGCACAAGCTGCTTTTTTGCGTCAATCAGCGGCTTGTTGGGCACCAGTTGGCCGCCGGGGCCAGGCACCAGCAGGTCGGCCACTGGGTTGCTTTGGCGCGGAAGCACAGTGCCGGGCGCAGTGGCGAACGGGTCCACCGCCCGGCCGTCCACAAACTCGACCCTGGTGCGCGGCACCAAGTCGGAGTAGTTGTTGGTGGCCGCAAACCGGCGCACCGACTCCGGCGTGAAGTCCTTGGGGTCCACCTTGCCAA